AGGTTTACGGCTTTTAGCTGACATGGCAAAGTTATCACCTTTTGAGCCAAAGCTTTGAGTTAGCTGGTAGTAGTAATAAGCTGCTCTTTCTATCTTGTTTCTTGGCTTCCAGTGACCTCTTTTTATCCGTTCAAATACAGTCCTGCTTATAAGCATATTATTAAGATAAAAAGATAGTGTCTGCGGTCTAGTTTGTATGATCCTATGAAGATTAATAAGGTCGCCGTTGATGTCGTTCACAACCTCTGCTTGCTTACTTGATAGTGGCTTTGGTTTTGCGTATAGAACATTTAAAGCCCCTCCAAATACCTCTATATATAATCTATGCTCAGGCATTACAGCAACTATGTCTTTTGATAGCTTGGATTTTCCACCTATCCACCCAAACGGTGCTTTAAGTGGTTTACATGTAATTGATTTTTTTGCATTTTAAGTACTCCTCGATGTAAAATTATTAAGGCAATAGCCGATATAAAAGTAAGCAACCATGAGGAGTGAGGAGGTGGTTGCTTACTTAACTCTAATTTTCAAACTCTACAGATGTAGTCCATCCGCTTTCATTAAACGAATGATTAACGCTTTTTATGCTGAAGCTCTCATCATCTTCACCTCCTATAGTATTGATTAAGTTAAGCTTGCTGCCTGCATATACTTGAAGACCAGCGGACTTAAATGAACCGCTTTTGATCCCCTGATTTGCTTTCTCAAGCTTTGCAGTTGCTTTTATCTTTGCCTCTGCTTCATTTTTAAATCTTCCCTCAAGAAGCAGTTGTGGTGAACCGCTCCCGGCAATGATCTCTTTTACTTTGTTTTGCTTAGTATCGTGCCACACTGCTTTACAGCTGTTATACAAAAGCTTATTTGAGTGCTTAATCGAAAGGTTAGACACTTTTTTTGCATCAACTGTTATCTCTGGGAGCTCATCACTCTTTTGTCCGTCTTTTGTTTTTTTCATAAAAACAAGAGTGTTGTTTTTTATGCTAAAAATAGCGTTGAACTCGCCTGCAAGTCTTTTCAAGAAGTGAAGATCACTTTCGTTGTTTTGTGCTTGATGTATGATAAAGATATCTTCAAAGTCACTCTTCAAGCTCAAGCCATGCTCAGCTGAGATCATCTTGCATATCTCTTTTATGCTCATGTTCTCAAAGCTCTTGTTTTTCTTTTGCTTCAAAGACTCACCAAAGTCAGCTCCAGTTGCTGTGATATTAAGCAGATATCCATCAAACCTCTCTGTAGTCTGAACCTTAAAAGTGCCGCAGTAAAAAAGACCGCTCTCTTTGTATCCAAGCCAAAGCTTCAGTTCATCCTGGTACTTAGGTCTAGCAAAATCACCATACACCTTTATGGTCAGCTCATCGCTTACGCTTCCGTCTTCGTCCTTAAACTGTATAGTTGCATTATTTTTCATGAGCTGCTGGGTAACATCAGCTCCGTTTGCATGCATCTCAAATATAGGCTCTAGTTCCATAACGACTTAAGCTCCTTGATTTTTGCTTTAATTTCTATCTCTGGAAGATAGACAACATCACCGGCACTGAGTATAGGTTTATCCTGAAGATGCTTATTAAACTCCATTACAGAGTTAAAAACATCTAAGCTCTTATAGTTAGCATAGACAACCTGATCCAGCCTCTCTCCATCTTTTGCAACATATCTATTCATCGTAATACCTCAATAATGTAATTGAAACCTCTTTTTTAACAGCCTTTCCGTTTTTCACAAAGTCTCTTTTTGTTGTCTTTATATTTGAAACAAGCACCTTGCCGATGATCTCACCGTATCCCATAACCATAAAAAGCGGTTGCTTTTGCTTTGATGCTTCTATGAGATCATCAAGCGTGTCTTGCTTTTTAAGTACAAGCGTGGCTCTTAGATCAAGTGTCTCGGTATATGCATTAACAGATTGGTAAGCAGGATTATTTCCTATCCTATCAACCTTTTTCCAACCAAGCTCAAGGTTATACCCAAGCTCATCAAGCTGCTCTTTTTTAAGCTCAAACTTAAACTCTCCTATCATTAAGTAATACATTAAATCACCTCGTCTTCAAATGATCTGTTTTTCTTTTCATCTTTAAGTCTTGCAAGAGCAACTCTCACTTGCTCTTCGATGTTATCTTTAAGCTGACCAGACTCCACAACTTTTCCATCTTTGCTCTGCACAACAATATCACCCGTAAATGTAACCTGAACCGTATAGCTTGCTGGAGAGCTTACAGTCTTGCTTTGGCTCACCATCTCTGTTTTTGCTTTTGGTTGAACTGTAGCTGCTTCACCTGGTGTTGCAGGAACCGACACAAGTGAACTTCCTATCATCACCGCAGCAGCTGTTTGTTTTACCTTTGATGGCTCTTTTGGTTTTTTAGCCACAGACTCTTTGTATGCAGTTCCTGGAGTACTGCTCTCAACTGTCTTTTTGTTCTCAACGGTTGTGAAGCTCCTATTATTTACCGGTTTTATATCTGCTGGCTTATAAACCTCTTTGAGCTTGGTATCTTTGAAGTACTCCTCTTTTTTTGTTGACCCAAGAGAGATATCTTTTTTCTCTTCATCTCCTCCAAACCCAAAGAAGCTCTTTACATCACTCCAGACATTTCCTATCTTTTCAAATGTCTTTAAAAATCCTCCAACCAGTCCATCCCATAGATCAAGGAAGTATTGCTTTATTGGCTCCCAGTTGCTAAGTATGAGACCAAGAGGAGTGAAAGATAAACCTTTTTTAATACCATCCCATGCACCGTTAAAGATAGACTTAACACTATCCCATAAGCCGCCAAAGAAGCCTTTTATTGGCTCCCAATATGAATAGATCAAATAAGCTCCCCCGGCAATAACCCCTATAATCAACCCTATAGGATTTGCCATCAAAGCTCTACCAAGCCACACAAAGGTTTTACCCACAAAACCGACCGCAGCACCAAGAACTTTAAGAGATGTTCCAAGAACCAAAGAGCCAGCACTTAGAGCTTTATTTGCAACATTTAAAGCCCATGTTTTAGCTGAAAGAGCTGCGGTTTTTATGCTGTTTACGCTAAGAGTAGAACCTATGCTTTTCATGCCAATAAGTATCTGCGGAAACTTTGCCAAGAACCCAAGATAACTACCTTTCAAAAGCAATGTTTGAAGCTTTAAAAAAGTTGATGCAATAGCAACTGTTCTATAAACAACAACCAGCCCAAGCAGACTACCTCCAAGCCCAAACACAAAAGATGTTAAGCCGGGGAATGTTTCGCTTAACCAATCTACACCTTTAACGATTTTTCCAAGACCTGAAGCGATAAGAGTTGCTGCAGGTGCAAGTGTTTTACCTATAGTCGCAGCCAGATTACCGATTTGCTGACCAAGAATTGCAAAAGACTTATTTGGACCGGCATTTATATCTTTTGCCATCTGAACCGTCTTATCCATACCGCCCTGGAGTGATGTTTTAAGAGAGTTCATATTTGAACCGACTTGATCTGTTTTATTGTAAAGCAGGTCTATCATCTGAACTGCCTCATCAGTACCGAATGCTTTTTTTAGCTCAGCCTTTTCAACTGCATCAAGAGTATCTCCATATTTGTTTTTTAAATTATCAATAATATCCAACATAGGTAAAAGCTGATTGTTTGCATCAGTGAACTGCAAATCAAGCTTCTCTCCAGCACCTTGAGCTGAAGACAAAAATGCTCTATATTTAGTAGCAGCTTCAGACCCGGACATTGTTGTTTGAAGTTGCCCAAGTATTGATAGCTGCTCTTGAAAGCTAACTCCTGCACTCGTAGCACTTGCACCAAGATTAGACAGTGCGGCACTCATCTCACCACCGTTTGTCTTAAACGCCTGAACTGTGTTTGAGATACCGGAAGAGAAGTACTCTCCAAACTTTATGTCTTTTTCTTCTTGAGAGAGATTGTTCCACCCTGCTATTGTTGAGGCTCCAAAGCTTTCAAACTGATCTCTATAGATACCATAACCAGTAGCAAACAGATTTGTCATCTGAGCTGTATTTGATTTTGTAGCGACACCTGTAAGAGCTGCTATTTTTGTAAACTCTCCAACTGCACCATCACTAAGAGTCGATATACCAGACTTAATATCATAACTTGCAGATATAAATTGCGATGTTGTCGTTCCAGCCCACTGATTGCTGAACTCTTTTGCAGCTAAAGTTATCTTTTTAATTCCTGAGTCGTCTATTCCCAAAGATTTGATTTCACCCTGAGCATCAGCAACCTCACCGTATGAGCTAACAAGTGATTTTAAAGAGTAGCCAACTGCGGCAGTAGTTAAAAGTGAAGACTTTTGCTCATCAAGTCTGCTTCTTAATCCATCAGCCTCTAATCTAATTTTTGATTGCTTTTTCAAAAGAGCCATAGAGGTACTAAGTTTTTTTACAGAGCCGTCAAGATCATTTATATCTAAGCCTGCATCCTCAAGAGCTTTTGACATTTTTACAAGCTCAGTCTTGTTTGCATTTGCATCTTGCTTGAGTCTTTTAAACTCTTTAACATCTAGCTTGATCTTAGAGAGGGATTTAAGTGTACTACCTATCTGAACGGCATCTTTATTGACTGAGCCTATAGTGTTTGAATAAGACGAAGATAGTGCAGCCCCAATCTCTATACCAAATTTAATTTTATCCATTTTAACTCCTCTTTAAACAGCCAACAAAGGGTCTTTAAAGACCCTTTATTTACTGTTTAACTCATTAGCCTCAGCGTTTAAAGTTATAAAATCGCTTATAGGCATCTCAAGACACTCACCATATCCCTGGTTGAAAGCAGCCCCTAGCTTAGATATGCCAGAGACTACATCCCTCCAAGGGATTATGATAAAAAACCTTGCAGCTTCTCCTGGAGCTTTCTATACTCTTTGATTGATAGATCATCAATCTCATCAGTAGTAAGTCCAGTGATATTAGAGATCAAGTGAACCTCTTTATCTTCCTCGCTTTGATATTGAGAGACCGCTCTTAGGTCTCTAACTTTTGGTTCTCTTACCTCTACATCTTTTCCGTTGATCTGTACTTTTTCCACGCTTCACTCCTTATAAAATATTTTCTCTAAGCTCTTGCCAAACATCCACACCGTCAATCTCACACACATAAGCATCAAGGTCGATTAAAACTCTAGTGTTCCCATCTTCCTCTAACTTATAAAATGAGTTTGCAAGCTCAAGCTCAACACCGATCTCTTTTCCGTACTCCACTTTTGGAGGAGTGAACTTCTTGATCTCTCCTCTAAATGTAGCAACATGAGAGAAGTTCCCTTTTTTGCCGCTAACATTCCACTTCACATAGATTTGAGTTTCTTCAGTGAAGTGCTTAGCCATAGACTCATAAAGAACCTTGTTATACTCACTCAACTTCATCTTTGTAGTCAGAGCTTTAAGCATCGCAGTGTTTATCTCTCTTTTATAAACACCGCCGTTCCCCCCAAAAGTCTCAAACTCAATCGCCGGCAACTCAACCTCAGAGGTTGTACCTATAAACCCAAGACCCTCAACAAAAAGCGTTGCTCCGTTGATCGTTTGTGATTTTCTTACATCAGCCATACTTAACTCCTATTATGAAATTTGCTTAATTAAAACATCAGCATATTTGTCAACATAGCTGAAGTTCACCTCTAGCCTTTTGACTATTGGCATGTTTTGCATCTCTGCGACCATGTAGAACTTACCTGCAGTGATGTTCGCTCTTGTGTTTTTTTCCGGATCCCAGTACACATTGAAACCAAGCAGCACAGACGAACCTTTTAAAGCAAGCAGCATCTGCTCAACCGAGTCTTTAGCAGACTTCAAGATATCAGCTCTTCTATCGATAGCCCGAAACAATCCATCAAGAGCAGCTTCACACACACGGTCAAAAACTCTCACTCTTGTAAGGTCTTGCCAGATAGGATCAATATCAGTTGTCTCTCCACCCCAAGCTCTGAAACCGTTGTATCTGATAAGAGTAGTAACAGCTTTAGTTCTAAGTCTGTCCGCTTCACACTCTTGCCCTGGAGTAAACTCAATATCTCTTTTAGAGCCACTGATACCGTTTACGACTCTGTTTGAAAATGAGTCCGCCCAACCGTACTCAACCTCACTGTCAGTTCTTGCGATCATTCCTGCGATTCTTGCTGAAGACGGCTCATAAGCTGCTGCATCAGCAACCGTGTCCCACACTTTCACATAAGGATCACAAAGAAGCAATCTTCTAGTACCGTAATTATCAACCTGAGTATTTACATCAGCTTCATCCGCAGCGTTCAAGTCAACGATACCCGTAGCAAGCAATGCATCAGCAACCGACTTCATCTCAGCATTGATGTCAAGATCATGTGAAAAGAACGGTGCAATAATCAGATTAGGTTTTACCCCAAACTTAGCACCCGATTTTCTCAAGTTCCCAACGGCAGTGATGACCGCACTCTTAACAGCTGGGTCGCCGTAAGTATCCTCTGGAGCTCCTGCATCGTATTGAGTCTGGTCAATCTGAACCAATGAAAGCACAACCGGTGCATTTACATTTTGATCAGCAATACCATCAAGAGCGTTTCTAACAGTCCCAAGATTTTCTTTAAAATCTTCAAGAGCCTCATCAGGACTTCCATAATAAAGCATTCCATCATCAGCATTTAGCTTCTCTAAGATTGCCGCCTCCGCTTCCACATTTGCGTCAAGCAAAACAGATGCAGCGATACCGATAGGAGTCGAAGAGTTTATCCTGATAGGTCTAGCTGCGTTTACCGTAGTTATAGTATTTACACCGTAATTTGATGCCATGTTATCTCCTTTTTAAAAGTTTATAGAGTCTATTAGGGCTTACTCTAGCCGGAGTAATATCTCCAAGCTTTATGCACCCACCTATTTGAAGTACTCTAGTGCTAAGCTCCGAGCAAAACCATCTTTTTTCGTTTTCTCTTACACCTATCACAAAACCAGCAACTCCAAGCCAGTCATACTTTTTACCGACTTGAGTGTCAGCAAAAGCACGAGCCGTCTCTTCATCAAGACCGCTTAAATCCAAGTAATCCCAGTGAGCTTTATTCTCAGTGTGTTTTTTGGCTCTAACCTCTCCCTCTCTTGGAGAGCATGAGATCATAACCCCATCTGAAAAAACAATCTCAGTATGAGAGTAGCTCTTTTTCCACTCACCGTTAAACTTAGCTTTAAAACCGCTAGTCCACCATGCGATAGCTTTATCAACAAGTGTCGCACCGCTATGGTCAACCTTGTAAAATGCGACTATCATTCGTACTTCTCCCAAACAACTCTCATGTTGTTTATTGCAGCTTCTTGAGCTTTTGCCAAGCTCTCAATCTGCACATCATGGAACTCGTTGTCTCTGCCTTTCCAAGGCACCGTTATCTTATAAACCGACTCATAAGCTTCCGCAGCAGTTGCTCCAGCAGCCAAAGCCTGATTAAATTTCCAGCCTGCAAGAGTCAAAATCCTATCAACTCTATCCATCGCACTCTCGTTCGCATCGTACTCAATCGTATTGACTGCGACCGCCGCATCATCAAGCTCTTTTTGTCTCAGCTCTTTGGTAAACTGCCACTCAAGCTGCCAAGCTTTACTCTGTGCTCTTAAAACAAAGAACTCATCAAAAGTAATCTCGGTCATATCTACAAGCTGAGCTGCAAGCCAAGTGTCATGTTCTGCAGTATCTGCATCGATAGAGCACACCTTTTCATCATCAGTTTTGTAAACTTTTATCTTTTCATTGTCTATATTGTGAAAGACAAGGCTAAGAACCGCATCATCTGTTTTTAGGTCGTTGAACCTATAGTATCTCTTGCTCATACCATACTCCTTTGTAGTTTTTTAGGTAATTTTTCAGTCATACCAAACTCCTTTAAAATCTGTTTGTAGTGAGGTATAGTCTGCGTATCTTTTGCATGACCGATCATGCTTACTACAGACTCAACCTTTCCTCTCACACAAGCTCTTCTAAACTTATGAACCGCATACTTTCTAACAAGCCGATGACTCTGCCAGGTTCGATACCCGACAAAGTTTATTCCCTTTTTGATCTTTGCCCTGGTCGCCTTTGAAAGCTCAAGCCCAAGTTCATTTTTCAAAAAGAGTTTAATCTGCTCAAGATACAAATTTGCTTGGCTCTGGCTCAGACCAATCAGCACAAAATCATCAACATATCTCACATAGTTCTTAACCTTGAGGGTTCGCTTCACATAGTGGTCAAGCGGATTAAGATATATAAGACCGTAGAGTTGAGACAAAAGGTTTCCTATAGGAACGCCTCTGTCTCCCTCAAAATCTGCAAACATCATAAGAAGATCAACCACTCTTTTGTCTTTGATCTTTCTCTCAAGAAGCTTCCTTAAGACTGATCTATCAAAAGAGTAAAAATACTTCTTTATGTCTAGCTGGAGGAAGTACTCCTCACCGTCA